AGGGCTTCTTCACACACAGAGCACGTCAGGTTGGCCTGGGGGTCGAGATGAGCGGTCGAGTCGAGTCCTTGAGGGACATGCAGACGCTCGTTCAGCAGTCGATCGATGCTTCGGATCCTGAGAAGCGTGCGCCGTTGGTGAATCAGTGGCGGGCGCTTGAGGCGACGATCGCTTCTTTGACGGCGGATGCCGAGAAGGCTGGTGATCCGGTTGATGATCTCGCAGCCCGTCGCGCTGCTCGGGGAGGCGCGACCGCGCGTCTTGGTCGAGCCGAGGGGCGTTCGCGCTAACTCGTGGGAAGACGTTGCTGATTTGTCGGCGACGGCTGGGATCACGCTTGATGGTTGGCAGGAGACGATTCTTCGGTCGGCGATGGGGGAGCGGGCTGATCGGACTTGGGCTGCGAAGCGTGTCGGGGTGACTGTGCCTCGGCAGAACGGGAAGTCGCAGCTCCTCGTTGCTCGAGCGCTCGCGGGCGCTCTGCTGTTCGGTGAGAAGAAGATCGTCGTGTCTGCTCATCAGCAGGACACGGCGCGCGAGGCGTTTTCGAAGCTGCTCGAGATCATCGAGTCGGATGGCAATGAGTGGCTGCGGAAGCGGCTGGACATGCGGTTCGGCAAGAGCGGGATCTACAACGCGTTCAACCGTGAAGCGATTGGCTTCACGAATGGTGCGCGGATCCAGTTCAAGGCCCGATCGGGTGCTGGCGGTAAGGGCTTCTCGTCGGACTGCTTGATGCTTGATGAGGCGCAGATCCTCGGTTCACGTGCGTGGACGTCGATCAACTCGACGATGAGCGCGATGCCGAACCCTCAGGTGTGGCTTCTTGGCACGGCCCCTCAGCTCGAGGATGACTCTGAGACGTTCGAGTCGGTGCGTGCTGCTGCGATTGGCGGGAAGTCGACGTCGGCTGCTTGGTGTGAGTGGGGCGCGGACGTGGACAGCGTCGAGTACGCGGCGGCTAAGGCTGATCTTGCTGCTCGTCAGTGGTCGCCGGCGGTTGAGTACTTGTGCTGGTCCGCTAACCCTGCGTGGAACACGCGGATGAACGTTGAGGTCGTGCAGGGCGAGTGCGAGACGTACTCGACGGAGAAGTTCGGTCAGGACCGGTTGGGTCTTTGGCCCTCGGAGACTGGCAAGGGTTCTCGACTGATCTCGTCGACGGAGTGGTCGGATACGGCAGTCGGTGAGCCTCCTGCTGACGGTGTGCGTTCGTTCGGTGTCGCGTTCTCTGCTGATGGCAAGCGAGCGTCTGTGGGTGGCTCGGTGAAGCACGCTGACGGCTTCCATGTCGAGCTCGTGGACGAGTTCTCGGGTGAGATGACGTCGGGGATCTCGTCGTTGGCGGCGTGGCTTGCTGAGCGGTGGCGTGAGACGGCGCAGATCACGGTGTCTGGTCGTTCGCATGCGGACACGCTGCGTCAAGCGCTCATCGATGAGGGTGTGTCGAAGACGGTGATTCGGGTCGCGTCGACTCAGGAGTATCTGACGGCGTGCGCGATGACGCACAACGCAATCGTTGAGCGTGAGGTCACGCATCTCGACTCGGAGGGCCAGAAGTTGCTCGATGAGTCGGTTGCTGTGTCTGACAAGAAGGTTCGTTCGCGTGATGGTGGTTGGGGCTGGGAGGCCACGACTGCTGATGGTGATGAGACCCCGCTTGAGGCGGTTTCCCTCGCGCTATTTGGTTCGAAGACGAGCACTCGTCGCCCCGGTCGTAAGTCGAAGGTGAGGGTGTTGTGACGCTTGTGAACCCTCAGATGATCTCGTCGACCTGGGCGGCGCTGGATGCTGTCGAGGCGGACGTGCTTCGCGGTCTGCTGAACAAGTGGGCTGCGAAGTCACGCCGTAACGTGCTGCGTTCGTCGTACTATGACGGCAAGAACCGGCTCAAGGATCTCGGGATCTCGCTGCCTCCACAGCTCAAGAACGTTGAGGCTGTCATCGGCTGGCCAGCGAAAGCTGTCGACCTGCTCGAGCAGCGCATCAACTTCGATGGCTTCGTCCATCCGTCTGCTGAGCAGGATCCGTACGATGTCACGGGCCTGCTGTTGCAGAACCAGTTTGACTCTGAGCTTCCTCAGGCCATCCGTTCGTCGCTAATCCACTCGGTGGCGTTTGTGTCGACGGTGAGCGGCGACGTGCAGTCGGGCGAGCCTGAGGTGCTGACCCGTTTCCGCTCGGCTCTGTGGGCGACTGGCGAGTGGGATCGTGCACGGCGGTCGTTGTCGTCGGCGGTGTCGATCACCGCCGCAGACGAGTACGGCGTCCCGACGGCGATGGTGCTGTACATGCCCGATCGCGTGGTGGTGCTCGAGAAGTCGCCTGCGGGTGTGTGGCGTGCCGCTCGTCGTCGGAACCCGCTGAACCGGGTTCCGGTTGAGCCGTTGCGTTTCCGCCCCGATCTTGACCGTCCGATGGGGCGTTCGCGTATCTCGCGTGCGGTGATGTCGATTACGGATGAGGCGATGCGCACGGTGCTGCGCACGGAGTCTGGTGCGGAGTTCTACAACGCTCCGCAGCGGTACTTGCTGGGCGCGGATGAGGACGCGTTCACGGACGACGAGGGCAACACGACTGATGCGTGGTCGGCGATCCTTGGCATGGTGCTGCAGGTTGGCCGTGATGAGGACGGCAACTTGCCGACGATCGGTGAGTTCCGGCAGCAGTCGATGGAGCCGAACAACGCGATGTTCCGGATGGAGGCTGCGCGGTTCGCGGGCGAGACTGGCATCTCGGTCGACTCGCTCGGGATCGTCTCGGACAATCCGTCGTCGGCTGAGGGAATTCACGCGGCTCGCGAGGATCTGATCATCGAGGCTGAGAACGCTGGCCGCGTGTACGAGCCTTCGTTGGTTCGTGTGGCGCAGAACATTGTGATGCTGCGCGACGGCCTGTCTGACGTCCCCGCGGACCTGTTGCGTCTTCGTGGCAAGTGGCGTCGTGCCGATCGGCCGTCGGCTGTGTCGATGTCGGATGCCATGGTCAAGCAGGTGTCTGCGTTCCCGTGGATGGCTGAGTCGGATGTGGCGCTTGAGGAGCTTGGTTACGACCAGGCGACGGTGATGCGTTTGCAGGCGGATCGTCGGCGGGCGCAGAGCGGTTCTTTGGTCGATCGTCTGACGCAGATTCGCCCCACTGCCGGTGCCGCCGAGGTGGCTTCGAGGCGGTCGTGACGTCCCTGGCGGAGGTTCGGGGCTACCGGACTTCCATCGACGGCTTGACGCTGGCGATGGTGACCGAGCTCGAGTTGTTCCTGTCGCAGTTCGACTTGTCGACGGTGGACCCTGCGACACTCCGCGAGGCGCTCATCGAGTACCTCCCTGGAATCATCGGCCCGTACGAGTCTGCTGCTGATGTGCTCGCTTCTGGCTGGTTCCAGGAGGTCGCCGAGTCGGCTGGGTTGAGCCCTGTGGTCACGCAGTCGCCGGCGCTCGCGCCGGAACGTGTCGATGCATTGGCCCGATGGGCTGTGCGGCCGTTGACCGGTCAGTCGGACTCGACGGTGTTGAGTCTTCTTGCTGGCGCTGCACAGCGGATCGTCGCAGATGCCGGCCGCGACGTCATTCGCGGTTCTGTGACGGCCACGAACGCGGCGTATGGGCGTCGTGTGACGTTGTTCGCGCGAGTTCCTCAGCCCGGTTGCTGCGCGTTCTGCGCGATGCTCGCGTCACGCGGTTTCGTGTACTCGTCAGAGTCGGCAGCCGGTTCGGTCACAGGCCGAGGTGTTGACGCTTCGGTGACTGCTGGTCGTCGTGGAGGTCAGGGTCGTGGTGTTCGTGCTCGAGGCGTCGCGCAGCTCGGCGATTCGTTCCACGCCTTCTGCCGATGCGTTGTCACGCCCTCGACTGATCGTGATCCGTGGATGCGGGACATGATCCAGGAGTACGAGGACATGTACCGGGCGGCGGTCACCAATCGTGACTCTGCCCCAACCCGTCGAGGTCTCGTGTTCGAGAACTCCGTCGTCGACCTCGACGCGACGCTCTCTGAGATGCGCCGCCAGCAGGGCATCCGCTAACGCTTCCTGCCGCACGGCAGAAGAATCCCTATCCATCTAGCCGCTGACCGCCCGCACGGGTGTCAGGGGTCGATCCCGCACGGGAGGACGACATGAGCGACACAGAGGTGACGCAGAACGAAGCGCCGGTAGAGCCGGACACCCAGGAGGCCCCTGCACAGGAGACCGACTGGAAGGCCGAGGCGCGCAAGTGGGAGACCAGGGCCAAGGAGAACTCAAAGGCAGCCGAACGGCTCGCCGAGTTTGAGGAGTCCCAGAAGACGGAGCAGCAGAAGCTGCAGGAGCGAGCAGAGGCTGCTGAGCAGGCGCTTGCTTCGAAGGAGCGCGAGGCATCGCGACTCTCTGTCATCGCCGCCAAGGGGATCCCAGCCGATTACCAGCACCTCGTCCGAGGCGACACCGACGACGACCTGATTGCGGCGGCAGACGCCGTCGCAGCACTGGTCGCCAGGTCCGCGAAGGACCCGCTCATCATCCCCTCCGAGGGCAACACCCCGGAACGATCCCCCGGCAACGCGAGCGACTGGCTTCGCGACCTGCCAAGGAACTAACCAAGAGAAGGAGTCAGCGATGGCTGGCAGCAACGAGATCATCACGCGGGGCGCAACTGGTCCCGCAGTCCCCGAGCCGGTGGCGCAGGAGGTCATCCAGGCTCTGCCCGGTGCATCGGTTCTGCTGAACCGTGCACGCCGCGTCACCATGTCTTCCAAGACGCTCAAGCAGCCCGTGCTTTCGGCGCTTCCCGACGCGTACTGGGTGAACGGCGACACGGGCCTCAAGCAGACCACGAAGGCTGAGTGGTCGAACCAGGTCATGACGGCTGAGGAGCTCGCGGCGATCGTCGTGATCCCCGACGCATTGTTCGACGACTCGAACGTGCCGCTGTGGGACGAGGTTCGTCCCCTGCTCGTCGAGGCGATCGGTCGAAAGGTCGACCAGGCTGGCCTGTTCGGCGTCGACAAGCCCACGTCGTGGCCGACTGCGGTTGTCCCCGGCGCTGTGGCGGCGGGCAACGTCGTGCAGGAGGCCGATGGTGTCGACCTGGCCGCTTCGGTTGCTGCGCTCGGTGGCCTCGTCGCCGGGGACGGCTTCGCGATCAACGGCTTCGCCTCGGCTCCTGGCCTGAACTGGCGTCTCGTCGGTCTGCGTGACACGAACGGTTCGCCGATCTACACGCCGTCGCTGTCGGCGGGTGCGCCGGCGAACCTGTACGGCTACCCGCTGAACGAGGTCACGAACGGCTCGTGGAACGCGGCAGCCGCCACCCTCCTCGCGGCCGACTGGACGAAGTTCGTTGTTGGAGTCCGCCAGGACATCACGTTCGAGGTGTTCAATACCGGCGTGATCTCCGACGCGGACGGCAAGGTCATCGTGAACCTGATGCAGCAGGACGCGAAGGCGCTGCGTGTCGTGTTCCGTGTGGGCTTCCAGGTCGCGAACCCGATCACGCGCGTCGGCTCGGGTGCCAAGTACCCCGCCGGCGTGCTGACGCCGGCTGCGTGACAGTGGCCCACTTCAAGTCGCCGCAGGGCGAGCTGATCGAGGTCGAGGGGGCGGGCGCTCACGTGCTCGTCGCCCTCGGCTGGGAGAAGGTCTCCGCGAAGGAGGCCGACAAGGTGAGCGAGGGCGTCGAGACCGAGCAGGCCGCAGAGGCTGAGGTCGAGACCAAGACGCCTGCACGACGAGGTCGACCCAAGTCGAGTTCAAACTGAGGATGAGGGGACGCCATGGTGGCTTTCGCAACGGTCGATGACCTGGCGGCGCGGTGGCGTCCCCTCACCTCAGCCGAGCAGGCGACGGCGACGATCCTGCTCGATGATGCTTCCGCGATGCTGCGCGCCAACTGCGCAGACATCGACGATCGTTTGTCGTCTGATCCGCCGAAGCTCGTCGCTGATGTGCCGCGCATGATTGTCTGCGCGATGGTGAAGCGCTCGATGATCGGCGGTGCAGATGCTGGCCCTGGTGTCGGGTCGGTTCAGGACACTGCCGGCCCGTTCTCGAGGTCGGTGAATTACTCGAACCCAATGGGCGATTTGTACCTGTCGAAGCAGGAGCGAAGGATGCTGGGTTGTGGGCGTCAGCGTGCGTCAACGATCAACTTGATGCCCAACCCCGACCGGATGAGGGGCAGCGCTGAGCAGGACGTGTTCCTGTGAAGTGGATCGGAGACCCGGGTTTTGGGGTGACCGTCACCGTCATTCGTTCGCACGCAGGCGTTCCTGACGACTACGGAAATCCCGTCCCGGGCGCAGACTTCGCGACTCACATCGACGGATGTCTCTTCGCGCCGAACACCTCGGGCGACGAGATCGGACCGGATGGACGAGTGATCGTGTCTCCTGCCGCCGTATACGCGGCGATCGGCTCGGACTTCCGCAAGGACGACCGCGTTGTAGTGCGTGGCAACGAGTGGTTCGTCGATGGTGAGCCGCAGGAGTGGGACTGGGACGGTCGTTCCAAGGGTGTGCGGGTGTTTCTGAGGAGGCGGTCGTGACTAGTCGGATTCAAATGCATCGTTCGGTGATGGCGGAGTTGATCAACTCGGATGAGGTTGGTGACTTCGTGATGGATTTGGCTGCGCCGGTGGAGGCTGCTGCGAAGTCGGATTCGAACCGTGGCTATGCGAATGCGGTTGAGCTGCGGCGGAACTACTCGGGCGGTCGTGCTGGTCGTGTGTCGGCTCAGGTTGTTGCCCCGTTCTTGGGTATGGCTGTGGAGTCGAAGCGGGGCACGTTGTCGAGGGCGCTTGGTCATGCTGGTTAGGCGTGTGCTGTTCCCGGACACGGTGCCGTGGGTGCGTGGCCGTGTGGTGGAGTCGCTTGAGGGTGAGGATGTCGACGCGTACGTGGCTACGCGGCTGCCGGACTTCTCGGCCGTCGTCGGGGATGTAGTCGTGCAGATCCGCAACGACTCCGGGCCGACGAGCGACATGCTCAAGACCGAGCGCTACGGCGTGAACGTTTACGCCCGTTCGCGGGGTGCTGGCGATCGTTGGCAACGCGACGATGCGAAGGCGTCGATGATCGCCCGTCACCTGTCTGCTGATCTTGTCGGCTCTGCTAACTCCGGCCCTGTGGTGGCTGTTGAGGGCGGTGCTGGACCGTACGAGGTTGCTGAGGAGGAGGACGCGTTGGACGCGTTCTCTCATTACTACTTCACCGTCGCTTTGACGGTGCGCGGCTCGAGCCGCTGACCCATTTGTCCCGGTTCTCCCGTCGGGCTGTCTCGACCCCTCCACGGGGTCACCCAATCCCACTCAAGGAGAACACTCATGGCGCAGAACGCTGCCGCTGTCCTCGTCGGTGCTGATGGGTTCGTCCTCGTGGGCGACCTCGGCGCGACGGCCCCCACCGCCGCTTCCACGCTTTCGTCGCTCCTCGCCGGCGGCTATGACGAGGTCGGTTACATCTCGACTGATGGCGTGACCGAGTCGAACACACGAACTACGCAGGCATTGAACGCGTGGCAGCGGAACGACCGTGTCCGCACGCTGACGACTGAGGGTTCGTCGTCGTTCGCGTTGACGATGATCGAGACGAACGCCGCAGCGGTCGAGCTGTACTACGGCGTCGCCCCTGACGAGGATGGCGCGATCGTCCAGAACCCGGGTGCTGCGTCCCCGCGCAAGTCCTTCATCGTCGGTGTCATCGATGGCGACCAGCGGGTGCTGCACTACATCCCTGATGGCCAGGTCACCGAGCGCGGTGACGTGACGTACGTGAACAGTGCTCCGATCGGTCGTCAGATCACGATCGGCGCGAACGCGAACGCTGGTATCGGCGGTTCGGTCAAGACCTGGTTCTCCTCGCTCGCCGAGTAGGAACCGCTTAGACGGGGTGGTCCGGACGGGAGACCGGGCCACCCTGCCACCTCTCCCTCTCCCACTACTCCCATGAAAGGAGACAGCCGTGCTGTCTTTTGCTCCCGCAAGCAAGTTCTCATTCGAGGTCGACGGATCGGCCTACGTGCTCCCGCCGTACACGCTCGACGTTGCCAACAAGTTCCAGGCGGCATCGGCGGCGGGCGATGAGGCCATGATGGATCTCTTCCTGTCGCTCTCCAACAAGCGAACCGTTGACGCGATCCGCAAGCTCTCGATGGTGCAGTTCAAGCATCTCGTGAAGGCGTGGACCAACGAGGGGGAAGACCAGAGCTCTGCCGCCTAGCGTCGGAGCACTGGCCTGAGGTAGTCGTCGATTTCCGGGCGATCTTCCATACATCGCCCGCGGAAGTTCTCGCGTGTGATGCGACACATTTGATCGCCGCCCTGCTGGAACGCCCTGACTCTCTCCTCTTCGTGAAGTTGATCGGTTGGTCCCGGCCGATCACGCGCGAAGAGATCGCCACCCTTGACCTTCACGACTCTTACCGCAGGGTCAAGATGCAGGCCGGGTTTAGGCCATTGCCGCGACCCTGGGACACCACCAAGGTGCGGTACGGCGGCAAGAACAAGCACGCGCATACGCGTGAGGAGATCCGAGCGATCTTCGACCGGCCGATCGGCCAGTAACGCTCCACTGCTTCTCCCGGCAGCCAAGTCTTCCGGGGGTAGAAGTGTCTTCACCGATCGCAACCGCATGGGTCGAGATCGTCCCGGAGATGTCGAAGTTCTCGTCCCAGCTGCGGCAGGAGATGGGCTCGGCGACGGGCCAGATCGAGCAGGCCAACCGTGGCCTGTTCGGCAACTTGGGCCGTGTGGCCGGCGGCGCTATCGCCGGTGTCGGCCTCGCAGTGGCTGGCGTCGCCGCGACGGTCGCGGGCATCGCGCTCAGCGGTGGCCTGAACCGTGCTCTGGCGATCGAGCAGGCAGAAGCAAAGCTGACCGGTCTTGGTCATTCGGCGGAGTCTGTCGAAGCGATCATGCAGAACGCGCTCGACGCTGTCCGCGGGACGGCGTTCGGGCTCGGCGACGCTGCTGGCGTCGCGGCAACGATCGTCGCGTCCGGCATCCAGCCTGGCGAGGAACTCACCCGCGTCCTGTCGCTCGTCGGAGACGCGGCGACGATCGCCGGCACCGACATGTCGTCGATGGGTGCGATCTTCGCGAAGGTCGCCGCGTCCAACAAGCTGCAGATGGACACGATCAACCAGCTGCACGACGCGGGAATCCCTGCGCTGCAGTTGGTTGCGCAGGAGCTCGGCGTCACTGCGGAAGAAGCGGCGCGGATGGCGTCGGCGGGCGAGATCTCGTTTGAGACGTTCGCGGCTGCGATGGAGGAGGGTCTCGGCGGTGCCGCGTTGTCGGCGGGTGAGACGTTCACGGGCGCGATGGCGAACCTGCGTGCGTCGCTCGCTCGACGTGGCGCGGACTTCTGGACGCCGCTGCTCGAGGGCTTCACTCCCGTCATCGGCAACCTCACGGGGCTCATCGATGACCTGGGTGTTTCGTTCTCGGGCGCGACCGATGGTTGGGCGACGACCGTAGCGACGGTTGCGACTGCGGTTGACGGCGTCATCACGAACATCCGCGATGCGATCGCGAATGGCGAGACGCTCGGCTCGACGATCGCGGGAGTGCTCGAGGGCACTCCGGGTGGCGCGATCCTCGTCGGCGTTCTCGAGTCGTTGGCGGGCGCGTTCACGGACATCCGTGACGCGCTGGTCGATTCTGGCGTTCCCGACGCGTTGCATGACGTGGGTGTCGAGCTCGGTGGCGCGATTGCTGATGCGCTGATTGAGATCGGTCCGAACCTTCCGGAGATTGTGACGGCGTTCTCGGATCTTGCTGTCGCGCTGATCCCGCTGATCCCCGCTGTCGCTGACCTCGCGATCGAGTTGTTGCCGCTCGTCGAGGCGCTCGTCGAGTTGGCGGCTGAGGATGTGCTCCCGCCGATCATCGATGGTCTCGGCGACGCTGTTCCTCTGTTCGAGGATCTGGCCGGCGTGCTGACTGACGCGGCGGCAGTGGTCGGCCCGATGCTCGACTTCTGGGAGAACATCGGGACGCTCATCGAGGGCGCGAACCGATCCGAGCTTGAGGACATGGTTCTCGATCTCGAAGAGCTCGTCGGCGTGATGGACACGTTTGCTTCGTCGCTGGGGTTCGACGGCTATCAGGAGTATGTCGACGGGTTCGTGTCGAAGGGTCTCGAGCTCGTCGGGTTCGTCCGCGACTACATTCTTCCGGCGCTTGAGCGTCCGGTGGCGTTCGTCGGTGACACCTGGCGGACGATTTCGGATACGGCTGCGTCGGTGTGGGATTCGGTGTCTGGGACGTGGGAGCGGGGGACATCGCGGATTCGTGATGTGACGTTCGCGGTGATCGGTGGGGTGACGTCGTTCTTCTCGAACGGGCTCGCTGGGATCGGTTCGATCGTGTCGAACGGTTTGTCGTTCGTGGATCGGCTGTTCGGTGGCATGCCGTCGCGGATTCTGGCGACGCTGTCTGCGCTTCCGGGACAGATGTTCTCGTCGGGTCAGTCGATCGTGCAGCGGTTGATCGACGGGTTCGTGTCGAAGATCGGCGCGGTCGGCACTGCGATCTCGAACGTCGTGTCCTACGCGCTGTCGTTCCTCCCCAACTCGCCCGCCCAGCGCGGCCCGTTGTCGGGTCAGGGTTGGCTCGATCTCGGCAACTCGGGTGGCGCGTTCGTCGACCAGTGGTTGTCCGGTGCTGAGGGCAAGAACGTGACGGTCGGCGCGCGACTCATCGACACTGCGATGTCGGCGACTGCCGGCTCGCGGATGGACATGGGCGACGCTTTCGCGCAGACCGGCAACGGTTCGCAGATCACGATCCCGCAGACGATCACGATGGTGCGCGATGACCCGGACTACGTGATGCGAGTGGCAGCTCGGAACTTCTCTCAGCAGATGGCGGCGGTGGCGTGATGCAGGTAGTCGTTGGTGGGGTTGTGCTGGATGGTGCTGCATCGTCGGGTTGGCTGCTTCAGGACTTGCTGGATTGGTATCGGCTGCCTGAGGTGAAGTCGGGCATCACTGAGCGGCCGATCGCTGATGGTGCGTTTGTGAACCGTCGAGAGCTCCGGCGTTCGTTGCAGTTCTCGTTGACGGCGACGTACTTGGGCGAGTCTGAGGCTGAGGCCGTGTTGGCGTTGCAGGCGTTGCGTGCTGCGACTGCTCGAGGTCCGGTGGCGGTGACGGTGACGGATGCTGTGGCGACTTCGAGTCGGCAGGCGTCGGTCCGTGGCATTGAGGCTCGAGACCATCACGGCCGTTCAGAGCTCACCGTATCGATCGACTTCGTGGCCTTCGATCCGGCCCGTTATGGCCCGCAGTTCTGCGTGTCGACGGGTCTGCCTGTGGCTGGCACCGGATTGCAGTTCCCCAGTGGCGTGCTTGGTCCTGATTCGGCGACTGGCTTCTTTGATTGGGGCACGCCGGGTGATCCGGGCCAGGTGACGGTCACGAACGTGGGTTCCGCTGATGCGTTCCCGCTGATCACGGTGACTGGTGTTCTGAACTCGGGCTTTGAGGTCGTGGAGACGCAGACGGGCAATCGTGTGCGGCTGGATTGGCCGGTCGTGCTGGGTTCGCAGGTGGCGGTCGATGTGAAGTCGTCGCGGGCAATCGTCGACGGCCAGGGTGACGTGTCCGCGTATCTGACGATGCAGGGCCGGTTCAGTGTTCCGGCTGTTGGTTCGCGGACGTATCAGTTCGCTTCGTTGGGGGCGTCGTCTGGTGCGCCGTCGTTGCAGGTGTGTGTTGCGCCTGCCTATCTCTAAGGGGTTCGGATGACGCTTCGTCCAGGTAAGTTCGTTCGTAACTCTGGGACTACTGCGCAGGATGCTCGGTTCACGGAGAAGGTGTTGTGGGCGCGGAATGCTGATGGCACGATCCGGTCGGGTCTGACTGGTGTGTCGGGCAACATCATCGGTGGTCGTACGGATCGCACGTTGACGGTGAACGCGTTCACGGCGGTGGCTGAGCGTGCCGGGCAGGGCGTGTACGAGTGGGTGAATGACGGCGCGGTGCAGTCGCCGGCGTTGGCTGCGTCTCCTGCGTCGAACTCGCGCATCGACATTCTGTACACGGTGCAGCAGGACGGTGGCACTGGTGGTGCTGGCGACTCGGCTTCGACGTCGATTCTGGGTGTGTTGACGGGTACTGCTGCTGCGTCTCCGATCGCGCCGACGTTGACGGTGCCTGGCGCTGTCGAGCTCGCGAGGGTCACGGTGCCTGCTGGTGCTGCGAACACGAATGCGATGACGATTCAGAACACGTATGCGCGGACGGCGACGACGGGTTCGGTTGTGCTGTTGCGTGATCGTGCGGAGTTGGATGCGTGGGCGGCTGCTGATGGGCAGACGGCGTTGACGGAGAACAACTCGGTGCAGTGGCAGCGGATTGGTGGGACTTGGCGTTCAGTCTCTCCGTGGGGCGGATCATTCGACCTGAACAGCGACGCGAATGGTTATGTCACGATCACTCACACTCTGGGTGCTGTGCCGTCGCGCGCGTCGGGGATTCTCGCGTATCGCGATGGCATTTCCGAGGGCGTGTTGTCGGCCCATGATTTGGTGCTGTGGGAGTTGGGGTCGACGTACGTGCGGTTCCGTCTTCGCCGGTTGGACACGCGTGCATGGGCGACTGGTCTGCAGCCGGTGCGTGTGAACGTCACTGCGTGGGTGTAGCCGGTGTGGTTCACGTTCGACACTCGCACGGGTGGGGCGCGGATCCCGGTTGATCCGAAGGCGGCGTCGTGGTCGGTGTCGTTGGGTCGTGGCGCTGAGGTTCGTGCAACGTTGCCGACGGATGCGGATGATTCGCTGAACCATCTGTGGAACGTGACGTCCGAGGGCAAGCGATGCCTCGGCGTCGACTTGGGTGGTCGGCTGGTCACTGGTGTGTTGTGGCAGCCGGACTACCAGCAGGATGCGGCTGAGCTGGATGTCGTCGCGCAGGATCTGAAGACGCTGTTCGATCGGGTGTTGGTGATGCCGGTTGCGGCGTTGACGTTGCCGACGGATCAGTGGTTCTTGCCGAACCCTGCTGCGGAGGAGTCTGGGCAGCCCGACTTCATCCCGAACCCGGCAGTTGTGTCGGCGTGGGCTGGCCTGGACCTCGGGACCGTGGCGAAGCGTCTCGTACAGCAGCACATGGCGTGGCCGGGTGGTTCGTTGCCGATCGTGTTCCAGGCGGATCGTGCTGGGTCGGCTGCGGAGTCGTGGCTGGGTGCTGAGATGACGACGGTTGCGGAAGCGTTCGACGACATCTCGTCGCGCGACAACGGTCCGGAAATTCAGTTCACGCCGCGTTGGGCTGCGGATGGTCGGTCGGTGGAGTGGGTCATGGAGACCGGCACCGAGAGTGCGCCGCTCATCACTACGGGTGGTCGTCGGCCGTCGTGGGATCTGACGGCACCGGACGCTCCTGTGCGGAAGGTTCGTCTCGCATCGTCGGGCGCGAACCTTGGCTCGATCCAGTGGGTGACGGGTGGTCGTTCGTCGGGTGAGGCGTTGATCGCACGCGCGTACTCGAGCCGTCTCACTGATCTTGGTTTCCCGTTGATGCATCGCGTCGATTCGTCGCGGTCGCAGGAGCCGCATCAGTGGAAGCTCGACACGTACGCGCGTCGAGGACTGGATGCTGGTGGCGCTCCGCGGCGTACGTGGTCGTTCGAGCTGAAGGCCGACGAAGCGCCCCTGTTGGGTTCGTATTGGGTGGGTGATTTCGTGCGTTTGCGTGCGGATGGTCCTGAGGGTTTCGCTGACTACGAGATGCGTGTGACTGGGTTGTCTGGGTCGATTGATTCGGACTGGGTGCAGGTGTCGTGTGATCCGGGGAGGCGCGTGTGAGCCCGGTGTACCAGGAGTCGACCGATGGCCGCCAGGTTAGTGAGCGGTTCAAGAATCACGAGCGGCGTTTGAAGCAGCTCGAGAAGTTTGATGCGGGTCAGCAGCAGCAGACGGTAGTGACGGTCGTTGCGGCGCGCGATGAGGCTGTGGCGGCGAAGGATCAGGCTGTCGCCGCCGCGTCGCGCACGCCGGGGAACTTGTTCGACGACGCTCCCATCCGCACTCAGAACGCGACTGGGTGGCGCGTGCAGGCGAGCAGTGGCGATGTGTCGCTTACCTTCCTGAGTGACGGCTTCGAAGTGACCTCTGCGAGCGGCGGCGGGTACATACAGGTCGCTAATCTCCTCCCTGTCCCAGTGACGGACTCCATTTCCTTCGCGTCCAACTTCCTCGCGGAGTACCCGGACGGTCAACTGCCGCAGGGTGACGCTGGCATCTACATGTCTGTGCGTCGGGTTGCTGCGGACGGGGCGACCGCGAACCTGGGATATGGGGCTGGGAATAAGACGACGAACGGTTGGTATGACCCGTCGTTGTCCTCGATTACTCGTGTCGACTACGGTTCGACGTCCACCGCTGGTGTTCCCACGGTCGCGGTTCTGCCATTCATCGAGGTCATCTTCCCGAGCGCCCCTGGTTTCCGGGTGCGTATCCGTCAGCCGTTCATGCGGCTCGTGTCGGGCACGGTCGACTTGGGCGCGGCGACGGTCACTGCTGGCAACCTCGACGCCGACACTCGTGGGCGGCTTGCGCGTCGTGGCTACTTCTCGATGTTGAACCCGACCGCGAACCAGGCGGAATGGGTGTCGGCCCCTGCTGGCGGGTTCACGGAGTTGGGTGTGCCGACGAACTCGTCGGTCGTGCAGACAAACACGCTCAACGACGGAGCAGCCGGGACGATCATCGGCGGGTACATCACAGCACCGTTCACGGGCTTGTACGACGTGGCGGCGATCGTCCGGTTCAACGGCAACTCGTCAGGCACCGTGAGGGCAGCAGGCTTCCGAGTCTCACCAACCGGCTCCGCATCCGCCCCGACGCAGCGACTCATCGTCGACCGACGAGCAACCGGCACCTTCCCACCCGTCGCAGCAGTCTCCGTCGCAACCGGACGCATCCTCGAAGCCAACGCAGGCGACCGCATCTGGGTCGCATGCACCCACGACGCGACCGCAACGATCACCGTCAAGCTCGAGGACTTCACCGTCCGCTACGTCGGCACCTAGGAGGCGTCATGGCGTATCCCATCCACCCGTCCGAGGGTTACGTCCGCACCCCAGCCAAGTACCCGCACGACGCGTTCGGGGCTGACACGGGCGGCAGGGTGCGACCGCACACTGGCCTGGACTCGACGCCGACCGTCGCGAACGCACGCAACCGTGCCGTCCTGTCAGGCGTCGTCACTCGTGTCGGCTACTCGCAGTACACCGGCAACTACGTCGAGATTCGCGACGGTCAGGGCAGGTACTGGTTGACGTTCCACCAACGCGAGAACCTCGTGCGTGTTGGCGCGATCGTCGCTGAGGGTGCAGTCATCGGCTACACCGGCAACACAGGCGGATCCGGTGCGCTCGGGTCAGCCAAGATCGGCGTCCACAACCACGTGTCCCTCTGCGCCACCCAGGCCGCAGCAACACGCCTCATCACAGGCCAAGTCCGCGCCCGCTACAAGAACGAAACGACCGCGCAATGGGCTGCCGACCGCGGCCTCCTCGACCCGTGGCCCATCATCCGCGACGGCGACAAGACCGACGCACCCGCAACAGGCGGCGACCAGGGAGACGACATGTTCAGCGACGACGACCGGAAGCTCCTGCAGCGAGTGGACTCCGCACTCACACAAGGCGGCTTCCA